TCCGGCTCGGCGGAACGGGGCCAGTGGCATACGAGACCGTACCAGCGGGAACCGATGGACGTTCTCAGCCCGAGCCATCCGTGCAAGCAGGTGGTGTTGATGTCCGCGGCACAGATGCTGAAGACCTCCGTGATGGTGAACTTCCTGGGATACATCGCGGACGTAGACCCGGGCCCGACGCTGGCGGTGGAGCCGCGAGCGGAAGATGCCAAGGCGCTCTCCAAGGATCGTGTCGCGCCGCTGTTCCGGCATTCGCCGGCCCTCCGCGGGAAGCTCGCCGCCGTGAAATCTCGCGATTCGAACAACACGGCGATGCACAAGGTGTTCGCCAACGGTTCCGGACACATCACGTTCACCGGAGCCATCTCGTCGTCGGGCCTGGCCATGCGGCCGATCCGGTATCTTTTGCTGGACGAGGTGGACAGATATCCCCTGAGCGCAGGATCGGAGGGCGATCCCGTATCGCTGGCGATGCAGCGCACCGGAGAGTTCGAGCACAACAAGAAAGTAATCATGTGCTCGACGCCGACCGTCGACGGGGAGAGCCGGATCCAGGCGGCGTGGGATACGAGCGACCAGCGGGAGTACTTCGTGCCGTGCCCGCTGTGCGATCACTTCCAGATCCTCGTCTTCAATGACGGCAAGGACGGGGGCGTCGTGTGGCCGGAAGGCAAGCCGGAGGAGGCTGCATACTGCTGCGAGAACTGTAAGAAGCTCATCCCGCACAGCCAAAAATCGTGGATGGTGGAGCGCGGCGAGTACCGTCCGCAGAATCCAGGGTCCCCGATTCCAGGGTTCCGGGTGTCGCAACTGATCTCTCCGAAGCGATCTTGGGGAACGATCGCCGCCGAGTTCCTGGTCGCCAACGAGTCGCGGGAGACGCTCAAGGCGTTCCTCAATACGGTGCTGGCAGAACTCTGGAAAGAGATCGGGACGGCGCCCGATTGGGAAAAGGTCTATCTGCGGAAAGAGGATTACGCCCTCGGAATCGTACCGGCAAAGGGACTGCTGCTGGTGGCTGGCGTCGATGTGCAGGACGACCGGATCGAGGTGGAGATCAAGGCATATGGCCGGGGCAAGGAGTCGTGGTCGGTCGACTATCGGGTGATCCAGGTGCCTGATCAGGCGGGGCAGCCGCTCAAGACGTCCTCTCCCGAGGTCTGGCAGGAGCTCGAAGCCGTGCTGGCGGCGGACTGGCCGCGCGAGTCGGGCGGCACCATGCCCATCATGGCCATGACGATCGACTCGGGCTACCGCCCGCAGATGGTGTACGACTTCGCCGCGCGCCACCCGCAGCCGGCGCACGGGCCTTCAGGCGACGCGATCTCGGCGCCTCGCACGGTGGTGGTGACCAAGGGCAAGCCCGATTTTCTGAAACTGATCGCGTCGGTGTCGCCGACTGACGCCTCGCGCAAGCGGCAAAACGTCCGGATCTGGCACATCGGCACGCACTGGGCGAAACAGGAGTTCTACGATTGGCTGCGGATCGTGCTGCCCGACGATGGCACTTACCCGCCCGGATATCAGCACTACGCCTACAAGGATCAGGATTTCTATCGCGGGCTCTGCTCCGAGTCGCGGGTTGTGCGGGCCAGCGGAAAAGTGGAGTGGGTACCCGACAAGACGGTCAGGAACGAGCCGCTCGACCTCGCGGTGCTCTGCCGGGCGGCCGCGGCAGTCTGTGGAATCGATCGCTTCTCGGCCGAGGATTGGGCGGAACTCGAGGGGAACATTACGGCGGATGCCCCGCGCCCGTCCAGAACCAGTGACTACTGGGGCGAACGCGAAGACCATTGGGGTGCGCGTGGCGACAGCGGCGGAGGCTGGTTCAAATGATTCAATTGAGCGAACTGCAAACGATGCGCGACGCGCTCCAGCGCGCAATGTTCAGCGGTACGCGCCGCGTCCAGTTCACGGATCGCGCGGTCGAGTACAACAGCATCGACGATATGCGGAAGGCGATTACCGACATCGACACGGCAATCGCCGTTGCGTCGGGGTCCGAAACGGCGTCATCTTCCTTCAGCCTGGCGGTACACAGCAGGGAGTAGATGAACGCGCTCGACAAAGTGATCGGCTACTTCTCACCCGAGCAGGCTTACCGCCGCGCGCGGTTCCGCCTGGCCATCGAGACGTTCGCGTACGAGGGCGCGAAATCGGGCCGGCGTACGGACGGATGGATTGCGGCGGGCGGCGACGCCAATACGGAAATCGGCGCCTCGCTTACGGCGCTCAGGAACCGCTCGCGCGACCTGCTGCGCAACAACCCGTACGCCAGCAAGGCCATCGCGGAACTGGTTGGCAACACGGTCGGCACGGGTATCGTTCCGCAGGCCAAGACGGGGACTCCGGCGCTCGACAAGATCATCGACGGGGAGTGGCCGTACTTCGCGGAGAATTGCGATCCGGGCGGACAGTTGGATTTCTACGGCATGCAGGCGCTGGTCGTGCGGACGACCGCGGAGAGCGGAGACGGCATCATCCGCTTCCGTTCGCGGTTGCGGAAGGACGATTTTCGCGTGCCGCTTCAACTGCAGGTTATGGAAGGCGACCACCTGGACGTTTCCAGGTCCTCTCCAGTCGCGACCGGGCATATCGTGCAGGGGGTGCAGTTCAACCTGTTCGGGCAGCGCGAGTTCTACTGGCTCTACAACTGCCACCCGGGCGGCGTATCGACGTTGAATCCACGCGGAGGCATTCTCAGTCAGGCGGTGCCAGCCAGCGAGGTGATGCACACGTACTGCATCCTGCGGCCCGGCCAGGTTCGCGGCGTGCCGTGGCTCGCGCCGGTTATGCTGGCGCTCCGCGATCTCGACGACTACCGGGACGCCGAGCGCATGCGGAAAAAGACGGAGGCGTGTCTCGCAGGGATCGTGACGCGCGCCGAGGGTTCGGGCGGCCTGCCCATCGGCGCCAAGTCCACCGATCCGAAGACCGGGAACACGCTGGAGCGGATGTATCCCGGCATGATCGAGTACCTGAAACCGGGCGAGGACATCAAGTTCAATGCGCCTTCCGCGGCGGGAGGCTACCGCGAGTACCTGATGGCGGAACTGCAGGGCGTCGGCGCGGGCGTGGACGTGCCGTACGAACTGCTTTCCGGGGACCTGTCGAACGTCAACTATTCGTCTTATCGCGCCGGCATGCTGGGCTTCCGGAACGCAATCGAGGCGTTCCGCTGGTTGACGCTGATCCCGATGTACTGCCGGCCGGCGTGGCGCCGGTTCATCGACACCCTGGTGCTGATCGGCAAGCTGCCCGAGCCGAACTACGCCGTCCAGTGGACCGCGCCGAAGTTCGAGTCCGTCGATCCGCTGAAGGATGCAATGGCTGAACTGAAGAAGATCCGCACCGGCACGTTGACGCTCACCGAAGCCATCGCACAGAACGGTTACGACCCGGAGAAGCAGTTGCTCGAAATCCAGCGGGTCAACGCGCTGCTCGACGAGTACGAAATCATCCTCGACTGCGACCCCCGCCACGTGAACGACAAGGGCGTCGAGCAACCGACCAGCAGCGCAGATCCGGCGCCCGCGACGCCGGCACTCAAATCGTCGGCCCAATTCGCCGCGCACCACGAGCGGGATTCGAACACGAGGATCTACAGGTCGTAAAAGACAAAAGGAGTGCCTATGCCCGACGAGATTACGCATCACGAGGCTGCGGCGCAAGCCGAGGGCGCTGCGGCCGCGGTTGTCGCCACCGGCCAGGGGTCGGACGATCCGGGCGCCCAGGTGGAGCGATTTGCGGTTGCCTTCGCGCCGGCCTCGGCCAGCGACGACAACCGGACAATCGACGCGGTCTGGTACACGGGCGCCAAGGTGCCTCGGCTCGACTGGCGCACGGGAGAGGAATACGACCTCATCCTCGACATGAACGCGTGCCGCATGGACCGCCTGAACAACGGCGGGCCCGTGTTGGACTCGCATATGCCCTTCGGAGTGGACAGCCAACTCGGCGTGGTGCGTAGGGCATGGGCCGAGAACTCTACCGGCCTGGCCACGATTCAGTTCAGCAAGCGTGACGCGGTGACGCCGATCTGGAACGACGTCAAGGGCGGCATCATTCAGAATCTCAGCCCCGGCATGTGGATCTACAAGAAAGTCGACACCACGCCGAAGGGCCAGGACCGCAGGGAATTCACCGCGACGGATTGGGAACCGTTCGAGATCTCCCTCGTATCAGTGCCCGCCGATGCGGCCACCAATTTCATGTCGGCGGCGGGAACGCCACCGGCATCACCGAGTTCAGTTAAAACGCAACGGGCATCTGCCCAAAAGGAGACACCTGTGGACCCTATCTCGCAGGCTGCGGGCGCGGATGCCCGCCAGGACGAAGCAGTACTCGCCGCGGCGCGCGACGAGGGAGCGAAGGCGGAACACCTGCGCGCGAAGACGATTCGCACGATGGTCGCCCCCTTC